TATAGCTAAAGGAAGTAATTCGCCAGATTATTTAGCAACTCAAAAAAGAATAGTAGATCAAAACCAAATACAAACAACTTCTAAAGAAGATCAAGCAGAACAACAAAAAGCGCTTGAAACACAAATATCAGAAGCTTTAAATTCTCAATCAGCTCTAGAACTCACTTTAAGGGCTATACAACTCCACGCTCTTAATAGAGCCATAAAATTTACTGGTTTAGATATAGGGAAATCTGTTTATACTTTAAAAATGACAGATGCCGATGAAAAAATATTTTTAAATCAAATATTTTCTAATGGTATATTTAGTGATTTTATAAATGAATTAATAGTACCAGAACAAATTAAAAATACTGGATATAACGATAATATAAAAGCATTAAATCGTTTACAAAGATTAAAAATACAATCTAAGTATGGATTTGCGAGTAGTTTAATGGGTAATTCTGCAGATATTAATACACTACAAGCTTGTGATTTTGATTCTCTATTAAAAGCATTTGTTGTACCTTATCAAATTAATCAGGAAATAATTAAAGGAACGTCTACTAATCACCCTGTATATATCCCTCTAGGATTATTGCTGATGGTATTAAATCACTGTTGCACTATATATGATTCTAAAGAGGCAGACAAAACTCAAACTCCTTTAGTATACATAGATTTCAACACAGCTCATAATTATTTTTTAAGTAATACAAAACAACTTAGCACTAATCCTTGGGTTACATTAATTCGTTTTGAAGGAAGTTTTAATGATTATAAAAATTTATTTGATCCTAGTATTTTAAATGGAGATAATATAAAGCCTCCTAGTGGAAGTCAAGAAACTATACCTTTATTTAATCCAGCAACTCAAGATGTTTTGTCTGGGCAAATTCCGCGTATAAAATTTGATGGATCTGATAATAATATCTATAGGGGTAAGATGATGAATATTTTACTTAATGTAGATTATTTAATAAAAATAATAAAAGACTTCAGTTATAGAGACGGCACAAATAGTATTTATCTAAAAGAATTTATAGAGCAAATATTAACTGATGTTAACAAATATCTTGGAAAAATAAATGTATTTAGACTTTCTTATAACGATAAAGGAAATACTCTTCAAATTATAGATGATCAATTTATTCCTGTTAAAGATGAAGAAGATCAAATTGGACCTAACGATGTTAAAACGACAGGAACTATTTTATCTAGATCTAATACTACAGAACTTCCTTTATTTGGTAAGTATTCTATAGCTAAGACTCTAGATATAAAATCAGACATATCTAGTAAATTATCAAATACACTAGCTATATCTGCTAATGCAGACGTTGGATCAAAAGCATCTCTATCTAAAAATGGAGACAATTACGGATATATTAATACAAGTTATCAAGATAGATACATTGTTAATAGATTAGAAGTTCAAAATACAAATACCGGAAGTAAAGCAGATGTTAATCTTGATTCTATTATAAATTCAGCTGTTCAATTTAATCAAACTATTTCTGATTTTTATAGTAAGATAAATCCATCAGAAACAAGTGTTGATCATGCAACAAATTATTTTATAGATAAAATGACTAAAATTAAAAATGACGAGTATCCTACTAGAGCGTCTGCTATGATACCAGTATCAGTTAATTTTAGTACCGATGGTATTTCTGGATTTTTAATGGGCCAAGCTTTTACTATTCCTGATGAACTGCTTCCTTATACTTATAATGCAAGAGTAGTTCCAGGAGAAAAAGGTTTACAGCAAGATCATATTAATAAAGTTGGATTCGTAGTTGTTGGATTAGGACATACACTAGAAAATAATCAATGGACTACTAATGTAAGAGCTAATATGATTTTCTTGAAAGATAAAACAGAGTTTTCAGGAAGTGTAGTTCAAACAGATAATAGATCTGGATTATTTCAAGGAGGAGAAAATACAACTAATGTATTTTCCACTTTTAGTGCTCAGACAAATTATACCGCCCAAAATAAAGAAGCTAGAACAGCAGCAGAAACGTATCTTGGAAAATCAATGACTGATAAGGAGTGGAATGAATTAGTTTCAGCAACTTTTGCAGAGGCCAGCGGAAATCAAACAGAAAGGGCTTGGGTTATGGCTGTTATATTAAATAGAACAAGAACAAGGTATTTAAATGCAACTACAATAACAGATACATTAACAAAGAAAAATCAATTCCAAGCTGTTACAGGTACAAGAAACAATGGAAATAGACCAAGTCAAAATTATGTTAATGGACCAAATCAAAGTTCAGCGCAGAGTATATATGGTGCGGCTGTAGAAATACTTCCAAATATACCTAAAAACTATTTATTTTTCACATCAAATAATTCAGCTGCTTATGGACCAGGTACAGATATAACATTCTTAGATAAACTAAAATCTAAAACGGGATCTAAAATCATAGGACAAACAGTATTTTCAATAACAGCATAGATATGTTAAGATATTATCCATCATTTAAAATAATAACTAATCTAAATAGTATTGGGCAAGAGTTCTTGCTTAATGATAAACCCTATGTAGGAAAATACTATTTAACTTATGATGGTCGCGCATTTTCTGGACCTAGTCCTGAAGTTGGACCTAGTAATCTTCTAACTAAAATTATTGCAGTTGAATCTGCGCCTGGTTTAAATAACTTAAATCTTTCTAATACTAGTAAAAGAGAATTAGCAAACAAAACAAATCTAGTAAATAGAATACCTGGAAAACCTAACGCATACTATCCTCAACCAACTGATCAAGATTATAAAAAAGGATATGTAATAAGATACTTTACTAAAAAAGAAAATGAGAAAGGTTTTGTAACAGAAATCAGCCAAGACGAATATAATACCATAATAAATGGTACTGCAGACTATGATATAACAATATACCAAACCACTACTATACTTTGGAAGTTAACAGGACCTTTGAATAGTACTAGAATGTCACAATACAATGTTATCCCAGGTATTATAGACACCAATAAAAGATTGACAGAGTCTGCTAATAAAACTTTTTTAGGCATAGTTGATTTTATTAATGGCGAATATTCAAAGTTCGCAAGACCTACTATGTAGAATAACTTCATTTTATAACAATTTATTTGTTATATTACATACTAATAAAAGGTTATGTATTTCATTATTGAAGATAAAGAGCAATTAGATCGTTTAGAAGTCTCTGACCAGGCTTTTATACAAATAGTCACTTCTAACGATTATTACCATCCTAAGTTAGCTAGAGTAAGTTTGATCTATTATAATAATTCTAAAAAGGGTTATGTCTTTGTAGTTAATCACTCTGAAGGATTTAGTCTAGATCTTAAATTAATTGAAGCCTTCTTACAAAAGCACGATAAGATTTATCTCTTGGATAAAAAGCTTCATTCTTATTTTATAGATTTACCTAACTCTATTGATGTACAGTTCATCTGTCTAGATAAAAATAACGAGTATAGTTCTTTCGAATGCAACACACCAGTTCATAAAGACTTTTATATCAAGTATAATGTGCTTCCTACTGTTAATGAGATAATACCTATCTCAAAACATTATGAAAGATGTGAGTGCTTATATCAACTAGTCAAAGACTACTTTGAACTTGAGATGGATATAGAACTCCAAGAAAAGTTAGTAGAAGCATATAAGAAAGTAGAAGAGGCCGGGATAAAGATAGATCTCAAATGTTTTGGAGATAAATTCCAATTTCATAATAAAGAATACTCTCTATTAGGAGACACTATTTATTCATACTACAATCTTTATAATTTGACTGGAAGGCCTACTAACTCTTTTAATGGAGTTAACTTTTTAGCAATACCTAAAGATCAAGACTTTAGGAAGTGTTTCATCCCTAAAAATGACTTCTTAGTAGAATTTGACTTCGATGCTTACCACCTAAGACTAATATCTAGGTTGATAGGTTTTGATCCGCCAAAAGAGTCAATGCACAACTATCTAGGACGCGCGTACTTCCACGTAGACGAGCTTACACCTGAGCAGTATAAAGAATCAAAGGCCATTACCTTTAAGCAGCTCTACGGCGGGATAGAAAAGAAATACGAGGATATAGAGTTCTTTAAGTCACTAAACCAGTTCATAGAACAAGAGTGGAAGAAGTATAATGCTCACAAAGCCTTGATACTTCCGACCGGTAGGATCTTGAAGAAGCTTCCAGGCATGAATAAGCTAAAGTTGTTTAACTATATAATCCAGAACCTAGAAACCAAAGAAAATATATACAAGATCATAGAGGTTAATAAACTTCTTAGTAAGAAGAAGACTAAGCTAATCCTAATTACCTACGACTCCTTCTTATTTGACTTCTCTCAAGAGGATGGTAAAACACTTTTAAAAAAGATAAAAGACATTCTAGAAGGCGATAATATGGTAGTAAAACACAAATACGGCATTAATTATGCTTTCTAGTATTATGACAATATTTATAAATAGTAAAAAATGGTTATGTTGAGTGAAAAAATAACAGAAATAACAGCAGAGTTGATTATGAATAAATTATTCTGTACGTTCTCGCCTAAGGATAGATTAGATGATACCCTTAGGGAAATAAATAGAGAATATACAATTTTATATAAAAAGATATTTGTTTTGGAGTCTAAAGATTCTGAAGAGTTCCTTTGTACATATAATATAGAGATTGAGGGTGGTCCTACTAAGATCCTTCCAAATACGATCCTACTCCACAGAAAAAAGGAGTCAAATACCTTGTATACAATCAATGCCCTCAATACTTTGATCAAGAGTCTAAATGGAGGAGTCCTAGATACTTCTTACATTATTAATTGGAATGACTATAAGAATAGCGTTTTATTGACTCAAGGAGACGACTTAAGAAGATTAAACACCACAATACATAAAATAGTAGCGGTCTAATATTTATTATTATAAAAAAAACAATGAAACAGCAAATAAACGAAGTACAACAGCTGCAAAAGATAGCAGGAATAGCAAAAGAAGAAATATCTACAGGAGAACAATCAGTAGACGCATCAAAATTTCTTGATAAAGAAGAAGTACCGGGAGTGGATAATTTAGATGAGGCTGGTTTTGATTCTAAAGCTTTTGCGGCAAAAGATGTAGAACTTAGAACTAAAGCAAAAGCAAGGTGGGATGCTCTAAAAGGTAGAAAGTTTATTCATAAAGATGATCCTAAAAAAACAGTGTTTACTATAGATTCTGTAAACTATCCTAAAGCTGAAAAGAATTTACCAGCATCAGCTAAATATGGTAATAGTTGGAATTATTTTGTAACACTTAATTGGAAAGGGAAAAAAGCAGGTTCAGTAGACTACTTTAAACTAAATCATGTATTTGCCAACTTTAAAGATGGCACATGGATACCAGTAAAATAAGTAAAGCCGGCTAAATGCCGGTTTTTTTATCTCACTTAATAGATTGATTTTTCCAATCCCAATCAATTAGTTATATTTATTCAAATTAGTTACATTATGGATATATCTGTTTTAAAATCGAGACTGTCGGCTCTACAAAATCCACGTGGAGGACAGAAGAAAGACCTAAGCCAAACTATTTGGAGGCCAACCGTGGGTAAACACTCAGTACGTATTGTACCTTCAGTGTTTAACAAATCAAACCCGTTTAAAGAAGTCTACATGCATTATGGTATCAACAACAGAACCATGATGGGCTTGACTAATTTTAACGAAAAAGATCCTATTGTTGAATTTGCACAAGGCTTGAGAAAGTCAAGTGAAAAAGACAATTGGCAGTTAGCTAAGAAGCTTGAACCAAAGATGAGAGTTTTCGCTCCAGTCATTGTTCGTGGAGAAGAAGACAAAGGTGTTCGCCTTTGGGAATTTGGTAAGCAAGTTTACATGGACTTGTTAAGCATTGCTGAAGATGAGGACGTAGGAGATTACACTGATCCTATTACTGGTCGTGACATTACAGTCGAAACTGCTGGTAAAGAAACCACAGGTTTGATGTATAATACATCTACCGTAAGAGTTAGAACAAAGGCTACTCCTTTATCAGAAGATGCTACAAAAGTTAAATTGTGGCTTGAAACCCAGCCAGATCCTCTAACTCAATTCAAGAGGTATTCTTACGATGAAATGAAAGAGGCACTTCTCAAGCATCTAAATCCTGAAGAGGACATTAAAGAACAAGCAGATGTAGTGCAAACAAAATCTGATCTTCCTTGGGAACAATCTGCCCCTAAACAAGGATACAGTCTGAATACTACAAAAGCAAGTGTAGACTCAGAAATTGACAGCTTATTTGATATCTAACATAAATTCCCCAACTTCGGTTGGGGTTTTTTAACCTAATAGTTTTGTATGGCAAAATCACTTAATAGCGCCGTGTCCAGCGCAATAAAAGGCACAGTAGATTTAGAAAAATTTAAGAAGGGCAAAAACCTTTCTTCTGGAGTAGTTTTTAAAGAACAAAGGTGGATACCACTTTCTCAAGCATTTCAAGATACACTTCAAATCCCAGGTATTCCTATTGGCCATATTACATTGTTAAGAGGGCACTCTGATACAGGTAAAACTACAGCACTTCTTGAAGCCGCAGTAAGTGCACAAAAAATGGGAGTTCTTCCTGTGTTTATTATTACAGAAATGAAGTGGGATTGGAAACACGCTAGAGAAATGGGTTTTGAATTTGAAGAAGTAGCAGATCCAAATAGTGGTGAAGTTATAGATTATAAAGGCTTCTTCTTATATATCGATCGTGAAAGACTTGATTGTATTGAAGACGTTGCAGGCTTTATCGCTGATATTCTAGACGAACAAAAGAGAGGAACTTTACCTCACGATGTTTGTTTCTTCTGGGACTCTGTAGGATCCATTCCTTGTAAGATGTCGATTGAAAAGTCAACTAATAATAATGAGTGGAATGCAGGGGCAATGTCACAACAGTTTGGTAACTTCATTAATCAAAGAGTTGTACTGTCAAGAAAAGCATCTCAGCCTTATACTAATTCATTAGTTGCTGTAAATAAAGTGTGGGTAGCAAAACCAGACTCACCAATGGGGCAACCTACCTTAAATAATAAAGGTGGTAACACGATGTACTTTGACTCTTCATTAGTTATCACATTTGGTAACATTGCTAGAGCTGGTACAAATAAAATCAAAGCAACTAAAAATGGTAAAGAAGTTGAGTTTGCTAAGAGAACAAGAATTAGTTGTGATAAAAATCACGTAACAGGAGTTACTGCTGTCAACAAAGTTATTATGACAGTACACGGTTT